CCTTTTAAGCCTTCTAACAGGGCCTCTTTGGTCTCTCCCCAACGGCTTTCTAATAGTACTTTTGACATTTTATGTTTCTCCTAAATATTATGTCGTAAATTAAAGCCCTGCTAGGCGTTTGATATCTATGACGTTATCACGTCCTTCGACTTCAACTTCCTGTTTGGCAGCTTTATCCCCAGTTACTTCTACCACGCTCTCACTGATAATAGCTTTAGACTTCTTTTCAGCTCCTGTGTTTAGAACTGCTGGTAGATATTTGTCGAAAGTGGCTTTCAATTTTGTTGTTGGCACGCTTTCTAGTAAGTTTTGCATTACACTTGCTTTTTCATCATTTAATGAACCTAACAATTCAGCCATTGTCTTTTCACGGACATTGCTTTCTTTGATAATGCGAACTTCACGTTCTTTTGTTTCAATCAGCTTTTGTGAATCTTTAGCTGACTTGATGGCTTCGGCTAGTTGACGATCTTTCTGCGCTAGCTGTTGCATTATTTTGCGAGTTTCAGCTTTCTCACTCAAATGAGTAACTGAAAATTCACCTGCAAATGCTTCAAATAGACGACGACCAAAGTTGTTTTCTTTTGCAACTTTAATATCTTCTCTCAACTGTCCTAACTCACCCTTTAGTTGACTTGTTACAGCAGCATTCAATCTTTTTGCACTTTCAGCTACAAAACGAGCTTTTAGTGATTCTAATTGTTTGCGACCTTCAGCTACTAACTTGACCTTAGCTTCAACAACTGCTCGCTTGTCTTGTGCGAATTCTTTAATTTCGCGGGCAAGAGCGTGAACAATAAATTGCTCTAGCTTTTGTTGACTTTCTTTTTGAATCTTACGATCAGAACGTAACTCTTTGATTTCTTCAGCTAGTTTAGTAACCATGAAATCATTGAACTTTGTTGCGCTTTCGCGTAATTTTACTTGTGCTTTCACACGGTCTTCGTTCATTGCTTGTCTTTCAACTTGAAATTCTTGAATCTCAGTTGTTAGACCTTCTGTAATCATTTTGTCAAGGGCTTCCACCATAACACTACGATCATGCTCGTAGCGTTGTGCGAATTCTTCTCTTAATTCTGCGCGTACCTGTTCACGAGCTTCTACCAATTTAGATTCCCATGCTTCGCTGATAGCTTGGCTAGTTTCTTCATTGATGATTCCGCTTTCAAGTAGTGGCTTTATAGCATCAAACATGCTTTATTCCCCTTTGTTAATCTTGAGGTCCTTAATAAGACGAACCACTTCGTCTTTTAGGTATCTCTGTACTTTTCTGTCGCCTTGAGCGCCCTTGGCTATATCCAACATTTTATGACCATGACGCATATTCATCATGCCTTCATAAATTGCTTTTGGATAAGCATTTGGTGCGCTTGGCTGTGCGACGATATCCACAGTGACAATTTCAAAGTCACTTACTTTGCCATCCATATCGTTTACGTTTCCGCTACCACGACTAGATACGCCAAGTTTTACACCACTCTCCAACATGGTAGCGACTAACTGCCCCATTGGAGTTGGTAAAATTTTTAGTTTGCCGAATCCATTAGCACCGTCCATCCACATTTGAGTAATCATATGTGAAACGCGATCTAAATTGATTTTTAAATCATCTGGGTGATCTACTTCACCTAGAACTGAATAGCCTGATGAAATTTGTTCGTTTAGTGTGCTAACCGCTGACTCAATTTCAGATACGGGGTAAATGCGCTCATTGGCATTTTTAACCCCGCCCTGAATGAAAATCCCCTTCATATAAAGAGATTTTTTGTCTCCATCTTCCTTGACAGATTCGACCACCATACTAGCGCGGTCGAATGTCAAGTGTTCTTTTAGATACAAAGCCATGGTCTAATAGAATTCTTATTTACGCTTGTTACGGCGTGATTCAGCTATTGGGCTTTTGGTATTAGTACCAGCAGCTTGTGTAGTTGTTGGCTTAGGTGCTGCCATTAAATCTTGTTTTCTTTGTGCTGGGGCGTTTTTCCAGTTATTAGCATCTTTAACTTGACTCTCGCCTTTTGAGTATGCGTTGCTTGGGCCTTTTGGACCTGTTGGCATTGATTCAGTATCACCTGAGAACTTTACTGGGCGACTTGCCATTCCAGCTTGTCCTGAGTTATCAGCATATGTACTCTTTGGTTGTGAACCATTGTCACCACCAATCTTTGAGCCATATAGACCTTTCATTTGCTGAAGTTGGATAGCTTCCATCATTGCTTCCTCTTCTTCGCCCTCTTCTTCTTCGGCTTCACCTTCTTCTTCTTCGGCTTCGCCTTCTTCTTCTTCGGCTTCGCCTTCTTCGTCGCCCATGATTTCTTCGAACTCAGCCATTAGCTGGTCTAGCTTATCTTCTAGATCAACTACGCGATCTTCTAGGTCTTCGTCTTCTTCACCGCCTTCGTCGTCCATGTCGATGTCGATCATTTCATCTTCGCCGTCGTCCATGTCATCGAAATCTAAGTCTTCCTCTTCTTCGTACATGCCTTCTTCTTCGACGCCGATCTCGTCCATCATTTGACCAACTTGACCGCCAAATTTTTGACCTTCATCAGCCATGCTGTCTACCATGTCGTCTTCCATCATTGACTCATAGATTTCGCGTGATTTCTCAACTACGATATCATGGAATAGAGCACGAGCTTGTTCTTCATTCTCATTGATAATTAGATCAATAAGTTTTTCAAATTTTCTGTTATCCATTATAAATTTCTCCTAATAGAAATGGCTTTGTATGAGATATTTAGTGTGTAGTTAAAAAAACAACGCAATAAGTGCTATTTTTTAACTTTTATTGTGAAAACTACATTACAACCAGTAGTTTTTGTTGAATTTTATAGAGAAGGAGCGGCGCCTTCGGCTGCTGCCGGTGCACCGTATTGTTGATGAATTTTTTTAAGATATTTTACTTTTTCATAATTACGAACATCAGTCATCTTTCGTAATTTACGAATCTGTTTAAGAGTTAATTTAGTCTTGCGGCTTTCTTTCCATTTTGGACTGCTGTGGTCAGAAGCCACATCTTGGTATCCGGGGATCGCAGTGTCGAACATTTCCATTAACTTCATTTGATTTTCCTATCTTGTATTTATCAAATAAAATTATATTGCGCCTGGTGGTGCTCCAACGGCGCCGGCCGCTTCAGGAGATCCAGGTGTTGGAGTATTTACTGGAGCAATAGTCTCGGGTGCTTCGCCCTCGGGCTGCTCGGCCGCTTCAGCTTCTTCCCCTGTATCAATATCACTTTGAATGTCACCTGCACTAATACCAATACTTCGTAAATCGTTACCTTTTGGTTCAATATCAACTTCTTTATTATTCTCTTCACGCCACATTTTTTCGTTTTTGTTGATTTCTTCTTCAGTTAATCCTAAGAATCTTTCTAACGCAAATCGCTTGCTTATGTAGGGATATTGTTCTATTGAAGAAAATGTAGATACTCTAGCAGTATCCATTTCTGCTTGACGATAACTTGCAAAGTTTTGTGGGGGATTAAATTCTAGTGCAAATAACCCAGAATCAATATTTAGACCACGCCATCTTAAAAAGAGTTTAAACTCATCATCTAGTTTTCTACAAATGTATCCCTGCAATCTTTCACAGTATTGGTTGAATCTAAACTCTTGAATCATGGCAGTACCAACTCTACCATCACTAAGTGGGGTAGCATTATCGTCAGGACCAGTTGGCAAATATGAACTTGGTACTCGTAATCCACGAGCTAATCTGTTATTAAAGTAACGTAAGTCGTCAATCTCGCCCAAATTCTGACCACCGGGTAACATTTCTACAGTACTTCCCCTACCATCTGCGGTTACTGGAAAGAAGTAATCTTCATTCATACTCAGGGGATTATATGTAGCATCAACTATCGCTTGACCACCTTGTATGCTTGGGATTCTGCGCTGATGTATTTCATTTTTAACGCGATCAACGAATGCCATAGCCATGTGTGAAGGCATGTTACCAACGTCGATCTTAAACATTCTACGCTCAGGCGCCCGCTGCACTCGATATATTAAGATTGCATCTTCTAGTAATTCTTTTTGTTTGTAAACTTTAAAGACATTTTCTAGTATAGACTGCCCAAAAGGCCAAAAACGGTCTAGCCCTTCAGTTAAACTTAGATGAACCACGTGCTTAGAATCAATAGCAGATTCATTAAATCCCAATGAAAATCTACTACCCGTAGTGTTATATGGCATAGCAGGTACAGTATAACCGCCACTTCCACCACCGCCACCTGTGCCACCCATACCAGTCGCGGGATTAGCAGCAAAGTCAGTATTTGTTTTTTGAGCTACAGTTAGATTTTCTAAGTTAATATTGATGTCTTTGATAACATATTGCTCAGGCTTTTTACCCTCACTTTCATTAACAATCACTTTAATAACTTTAACCATGTCTACCCAGTATAGCTTAAAGTTTTCTGGATCTCTAACAAATACTTGATCACCATATTTTACAGTGTTTCTAAATATTTTGAATATTCTAGTATCCATTTCATTCAATTTACACCATTGCTGTAGCTGAGTTTTTAACAGTTCAATCTCATGTGGTGTAGGATCTTCTTTGAACTTTAATGCAAATGGAGTTTGATTGTGTTCGTTTTTTTGCGTACTAAACTCTGAAATGATATCTAAGCACGCATTTATCTCAGCGTCTACGTCCATCATTTCATATTGATTATAGCGTTCGATACGATTTGGGTGACCTGTATAAACTTCTGGTAATCTACTACCATAGTTTTTATAACCAAATTCGTTATTGTCCCAACCACCAGTAGGCGATCCATTTTGTCCTGGACTACCATTCCATGCCCCTTTATTGCTATTTGCGCCCGAAATTGGGCTCATGGTGCCTGTTGCGTTTATTCTAGTAAATCGTTTTTTGTAGGTCATAGAGTATTTAGCATTAAAGTTATGATTGTCTTAAAATTCTACTTTGTATATCAACACCCTCAGACAAATAAGTTATCATAGTATCAAATTTATCTATCATAGCTTCAATCATTTCATTTGAAACACCACTAGGGTTTGACGCTTGATTAGCAAGCATAGATGCAGCTTTTTCGGGTGATCCTGTTAACATTTTAGCTAGAATAGAGTTTGGGTTATAAGGTGCTACAATTTCATTTCCATGTAGTTCAACTGGGAAGCCAGATAATGGGCCTGAGAATATCCCGCCATTTGCTGCTCCAGGTGGTTTAACTCTATTAGATAATCTGTCGTCGCGCTCTTTAATTACGAACTCTCTAGCTTTATCTGGAGAAATGCTTGCGGCATTACCACCTGATCCAGTATAATAAGATTGTCCTGTTTGTATTGTTCTAGCATCCCATCCTTTACCTCGTGATCGTTGAACATTAAAAGGTACGCCAACTGCTGCCCACTCTTTAGCTAAATCTAGTACCGCTGCGTCTACTGATACACTTGAGTCGCCCAATAAAAATGCACCAAGTGTAGGGCGTTTTTTTGTAGATGTTAAAAATTCTTTAAATATTCGATCTTGTAATGTTTTATCAAATTTTTGAGCTGTATCTAATCTCAATGTATTAACGGCAGCGTCTAACGTATCCGGTATCATTTGATACGCACCAACTG